ATAAGAAAGAAAAGAAAAAGAAGTAAAAGGAAACTAATATGCCAATTGATATTAACGAATACGCACTACCTGTTTGGATTAAGCAACGTGAACGTTATCCTTGGGTTGAGGATAGAAACTACAACTTTGCTAATTTGACTATTAATCCAAGAACGTTTGCGGGCCGTTATAATGGATTGGATGACGGACTAGGATGGAAGCCTGCTGGTTATAATCCAAATCATAATTCTACAAGAGTAGAACGTGTAATTATAACCAGAGATGTTACAAGCTTAAAACCATATTAAGGAGAAGGATATGCTTGATGAGAATTACAAAAGTCAGGTGTTTGCACCTGAACTTTCTTTAATTTTTGATGAGAGTATTAGAGAGTTTACAAGATTATCGATAGTATCTGCACCGGACTATTTCTTTTTGGATTGTCCGGCATCGTCGTCTGGGAAGTATCATCCTATAGACGAACTCGGCGCGGACGGTACGGTTATCCATACTAAAAAAGTTTTTACAGTGGCATATGACTTGTGTGTTGCTTTAGAGTGTCAAGCTAATAGAGATGAGATTCTGGCAGCATGTTTAATTCATGATTTAAGAAAACAAGGTCTGACTAGAAGTGGACACACAGTTAAAGAACATCCTGCCCTGGCCGTAAATTTGATAGATGATATTCAGTCAGCTACACAGATCTTAAGTGAAAAATCCCATAGGATTATAAGAAACGCAGTGGGATTTCATTTTGGTCTTTGGAGTTATGGTGACTGGAAGAAACCCTTATCTGATTATAATAGAGAAGAGTTATGTGTATATCTATCTGATTTTATTTCATCAAAACGTCCAGTAGCTGTAAACTATAAAAAGTAGGAGTATTGCTTATGAATGAACAGTTCATACGAGACGTGACTAAGGCGGTTAAAGAGACTAAACTGAATCAGGTTCTGGAACCTGGGGCAACTCCTAGAAGATATATACCTGCTCAAGGTTTAAGAAAACATAATGAAAGAATTCATGAAGAAAGTAAGTTAGCTGATAATAAAAACCTACCCTTTACTTTTTCTAAACCAAGGAAATCTGGCCGTTCTTCTTATTTTACCTGTGATAATTGTGGTTATACTTTTAGCGCTGCTACAAATACAGTAGGGGTTGTTTGCAATGAATGCAAGAAGTTTTCGACCTGCACGGAACTTCCCGACGATGCCGAGAGCTAAGTTAGGACAGGGAAGACGAGGTAGACCACTTGGGTACAGATTATCAGAAGAAAGTAAAAGGGCAATAAGCTCCTCAAAAAGAGGACAAAGACATAAACAAGAAACACGAGATAAAATTTCAAGATCTTTACTTTATTATTTTAAAACTTTAAATCCGTTGTCAGAAGAATTAACAAGCATGTATTGTGGATTAGACCAGGAAATTTGTGAGTGGATTGTAGACTCTGCTGTAGAAATAGACAGTATAGAAGATGTAATGACCATTAAATCTTTACGAAATGCGAGAAGAATAGAAATAAGTTGTGGTGATAATATTGAATTTTTTTATCATGAAATAACTCCAGAACTTCTTATATTATTTAAAGAGCAATGTGAATTAACTGGAAAAGATCCATCTGAACTTTTAAACTCTGTTGAATAGGAGAAATAACTGTGGGCGGTAAGGGAAGCGGAAGATCTAAACAAGCACCAAAACCAAAGAAACTTCTAAAAGAAATTCTACCAGTAGATGATATATTTCTGCCTGACGAAAAGGAGATTTATAACAATCTGATAGAAGTATATCTACAGGACTTTCAAGATGATGATCTATCCTCAAGTGATATGGACGATATTCTTGATTTAGCAAAGAATAGAGTTTTGGAGCTTAGACTTTTAAAATTTAGTAAAACTGATACAGATAAGCAGTTAGATATTTCCGCGGCTATGGAAAGATTAACTAAAAAGACTGATAAAATAAAAGAAAGTTTATCTACAAGAAGAAAAGATAGAATAGATCCACATAAGTATAAAGGATTTTCCATAGTTGATTTGGCCGTTGCTTTTGATGACCAAAAACGTGATAGGTTAAATGAACAAATAAAAAGAAATAAACTCGAAGAGGAATTATTAATTCAGTCTCGTGTTGATTATACTGGAAACAGATATGATACAGACACCGAAGCTAAGAATAATATCGACGAGGGAGAATAATGGCGGATCTACAAAATTATGATTTAGTAATGGAACAGGGGTTGGAGATGATAGAGTTCTATCGTAACAACCCCTGTATTGCTGCGTATGACCTCCTGCGTGTTGACTTGGCCCCAGTACAAAGATTAGTTTTTGAAGATATGTGGTTTAAGAATTATGTTATTACAGTCGCAAGTCGTGGTCTCGGTAAAACATTTCTATTAGGATTATTATCTGCTTTAAGTTGTATGTTATATCCTGGTTATCGTGTTGGTCTTATGGCCCCCGTTTTTCGTCAGTCGAAACTTATATTTGCTGAAGTTGAAAAGCTTTATATGCGCTCTCCTATATTACGCGAGGCGGCCGAGAAACGACCAGTTAGAGGGTCTGATACGTGCTACCTTAGGTTTAAATCCGTTGCTGGTACTTCGCCCTCCCATATTGAAGCGCTCCCTCTTGGTGATGGTACAAAGATACGCGGATCGCGTTTCTATCTTGTAGTCATAGATGAGTTGGCCCAGGTTCCAGATAAGATTCTTGATATGGTTATTCGTCCTATGGCTGCTACTACACTAGAGCCTATGGAAAACGTACGTCGTTTAGAACGACAAAGGAAGTTATTAGAATTAGGTTTGGCCGCACCTGAAGACTTTGAAGAAAATTCTGTTAATAAAATGATTATGGCTTCATCTGGATTCTATAAGTTTAACCATATGTGGCGTCGTATGAAAGACTATTGGCGCCAGATGGACGCCCAAGGAGAACACGCTCAGTACGCTGTATGGCAAGTTCCTAATTGGGATCTACCAGAGGGCTTTCTAGATAAGAATAATATCCTTGAAGCTCAGCGTGTTATGTCAGACGCTGAGTATAGAATGGAATACGAAGCAGCAATGATTTCTGATTCTGAGGGTTTCTTTAAAGCTTCGTTGTTGGAATCTTGTACTATAACTGAATGTTTTCTAGAGGTTAAGGGAGATAGAGACTCACAATACATTTTAGGTGTTGACCCGGCACAAGGTGGTGATGCTAGTTGTGGTATGACTTTAATAAAACTAGGCAATCCTAATAAAATAGTATTAGTACTAGAACTAAAAAGAAAGACTACACAAGAACTTACTAGAACTATCCAGACGCTGGATAAGTCATTTAACATTACTAGAATGTTTGTTGATAAAGGCGGTGGTGGTAAAGCCATTATGGATTTATTAGAAGATGGTTTCGAAGGACATGATAAACTTATAGATCGTACAGATGAAGATAAAGTGAATCTTCCAGGAAGACATATTTTAGAGATGGTTAATTTTAATCCAGGATGGATTGCCGATGCAAACTTTACTACTTTGTCTATGCTTGAAGATAGAAAGCTTTTATTCCCCGGCCCACCTATGACAAATCCAGAAGTATTTGATAGTATTTACGAAACAGTAAAAGAACTTAAACGCCAGATGTTAAATATCATTGTTACACAAACGGCCACTGGTATCTTACATTTTGATACTCCAAAGAAAGGCCAAAAAAAAGACTTATACTCCTCGATTATTCTCGCCGCACATGGTGCTAGAATGTTTGCAAAAGAACTAGAAGCGCCTCCCGACCCTGTACTTTATAATGCTTCTGGTATGTTGAGAGAACGAAGACCTAACGCCCCTTGGAATTTACTCGACCATAACAAAGGGGTTGGTGCCGCCACAATAAGTCGCCGTGGCGCAGACTTGGGCATTGCTGTTTTGAAGAAGAAACTCAAGTAATTAACTAACCTACTTTTTATTAGAGCCACGCTCTCATGAAAAGGAGGGGGTAGTTACTTATGGCTGAAGAGAAAGAAGAAGTTCATGTAGATAAAACTACTACTTGTACTGATGCAAATGGAAATAAATACCATCCAGTTATAGGTGATGGTGTTTTAGATACACAGGAAGAATTAATGGATAAGGAATATAATGTTAGTGCTTTTAATCTTAGTTTTTGGGATTTATGGTTTCAAAAGATGTTTCGTAATTTAGCATCAATGAAATTCCAACTTTTAATTATTTTATATATTCCAATAGTTTGGGGTATGTTTAATAATAATCCTGAGACCAAAGCCCCCTGGATTACAGCAATGGAAGGTTTAGGTTTTTTAAGTGGCGGCTATATAACATTAGCAACAAGTAGAATTATATCACAGACAAGTTTAGTTGAAAAACCAAATAAAAATGAATTAAACACAGAACAATAGGGAGGTAGATTCAATGGGAGTGAATAGTGATAATCCAATTGGAACTCCTTGGTGGACTACAAGTTCTGGTAATGATGATTGGTCAGATGATTATACCAGAAGTCGTTCGGGCTTGCAGTATAGCTCACCAGATAAACTTATCGGTAGAAAAGATTACTATAAGTATACACTAACCACCAACGATCCAACCACAGTTTCAGGTAAGGACGCTAAGATTTTAAGGTAAGGTGAATTTATGAAAAAAGAAAACTTACAAAAGTTAACTGCGGATCTACAACAGAGATATCCTGATGCAGGTATAAAATCTATTGAGGTTGATGAGGCAAGTGGTAAATCTACTTTTTTTATTCAACCCAATCAGAAGAACCTCGCCTTTTTAGAGAAGGGTGGGTTGGTTCCAAAGATACGCACGGAAACATCTGCAGTTATAACTAGAGATGCCATTGATAGAACTCTTCTTGATTTGGCGAAGAGAGACCCATATACAGAAGATCCAATAACTTCGTTTGAAAAAGCAATTAAATATTATTATACAGATCCTCTCATTGGCCCAACCGTTAATTTTCTTTCCAGTATTGCAAATAAAGGTTTCGAACATGATATAGATGATGATAATATTAAAAACTTTTTTGATGTATGGGCGTTTGATATTCGTCTTCATGAAGTACTAGAATGGATTTTCTTAGACCTGTTTAAAGTAGGACAAGTTACTACATATAAAGTAGCGGCGAAATATGAACCACGTATTTCCTATTTATCTCCATTACCTGGGCAGAAAATGAAGAAGGCCGCAAGTTTGGAAACTGGAGAAATGGCGGCCAAGAAAAGTAAATGGTCAAAATCTTATATTCCAGTATCCTATACAGTACTTAATCCTACGTTAGTAAGAATAGAAGGTAATTTACTTTTTAATAATTTTAGAGTTTCTCTTACCCCTCCAAAAGAACTTCAAGATTTACTTAAGAAAAAGCCCGGTGACTTATCCCCAGAAGAAAAAGAATTGATAAAGAACTTACCCTCAGACTTTAAGAAGTTTGCAGAGAAAGGTCAAGCTTTTCCATTGCCTGCTGAAAATGTGGGATTTATAACTTACAGAAAGCAGCCATATGAGCGCTACGCGCGCCCGAGAAGTCTTCGTTTGTTTGATTCCCTGGACTATAAGAGAAATCTAAAAGAAGCAGATTTAAGCACATTAGAAGGTATTACTAATTATATTTTAAAAGTAACAATAGGGAATGATGAATATCCAGTAACAAACCAAACAGAATTAGAAACAATTGCTCAATTATTTAATACCACAAGTAAATCTTTTGATATTGTATGGAACCATACTCTTCAAATTGAAAAGATTGTTTCGCCTGAAAT